AGATAGATTGCCAGAGTTGGATTTGACACCTGGATTAGCCCACTTAGCCATAGGCGAAAGGTTTCATGTGTTAGGAGTTGTGCCGACTATATATTCACATAGTAAGAACAACATTTTTCCGACAAAGTTGCAAGAGCTGGGAGTATATGAACCGAAGTGTGCCCCAGCTAAAGTTACCCCATGTATTGTTGATGGTGAATTTAAAGACCCTAATGCATATTATAGGACTAAAGTAGGCGTCAACAAAGAGTCTATGGACCCTGTAAGGAGGGATGTTGTTAAGAGTGCTTTTGTTAGTGAGTTTGTTTCGAAACTGGTCGATAGACCAATGGGTGAGAACATCTTGACTTTTGATGAAGCTGTTGAAGGGATACCAGGCATTTTAAAAGGAATACCATTAAAAACGTCCCCAGGATATCCGCTTTCTGAGGTGAAGAGGAAAACCAAAGGTAAACATCATTGGATAGGAGGTGAAGATGGATATGATCTTAATAAGGAAGAAGCGATGAAGCTAAGGCAAGAGACCGCTGATCTTATCACGAATGCATCAGCCGGTATCAGGGAGTCACACATCTATAAAGATAGCTCAAAAGTTGAGAGGAGGCCGATAGAGAAGGTTCACGATTGGAAAACTAGGCAGGTTAACCCTAGTGGAATGAAATATTTAATAGCTTGCAGACAGGAGTTTGGTGCTTTGGTTATAGCTATGCTCGCTAATATTATCGTGTGTGGTTCAGCCATGGGAATAAACCCGTTTAAGGATTTTGATGTTTTAGGTCGAATACTAAAGGATTTCCCGTCTATTTTATCTGGTGATGTGTCTAATTGGGATGGTTGTCAAACATATGAGTTCCTTCAGGTTATTGGCGATGTTGCCGATTTATTCTATGGTCCTGAGAGATCAACAATAAGGAACATATTATTGCTGGACTTATATAATAGTAGGCACATATTCAATGTATACTTAGAAGGCAAACCTGTTGGGTTTGCAGTGGATGATAAAGTGTACACTCAAGAAGAGATTATTACGGATAACATACCAAAAGATGTCAAGTGTATTAAGGTTATAGTGAGTGGTAAAGTGTATTATATGATCACTGTTTTGGTTGAATGGAACGGAGGTATGCCGTCAGGGCACTTTCTCACTACACCAGGTAATATTATGTCGAATGGATTTGTCACACGGTATGCAATAAGTTTGTGTCTGTGGGATGATCCTTGGGAAGTTAAACCAAATGTCTTAAATAGAGAATTCTTCTATCAATTTTTTGGTGATGACAGTATAATAGCGATTCCAGAACAATATAAGGATGTCGTTACAATGAGTAGTATGACTGATT